CCTCTTCACCAGCAAGTTTTTGCTCACCGGCCTCTACCCATTTCGGCAACGCGTGTTGCTGTTCGACGGCTTGAGTGTCCTCTTCCGATTTGATGGACGGCAGAGGGAGAAGCTCGGTGGCCTGGCAGAAAGCAGCCGTCATTGTCTGGTTAACGTATTCGAGATGAGCAACTGGCGTCAGGTGGATATTCTCCGGCGCGATACGCACCAGATTGAAGATGGCGGCGCGGTTGACTGCCAGAACGCCTGGCTGATTGCGCAGAATCTTGCTCCAGGATTTCCATGGCTCTTCTTTGTTCGCGACAATCTCTTTGGCGCGGCGCAAAACACTGGAAGGGATTTCAAAGTGATGGAAATCCATAGGCAACAGGGCGCAGGCGATCTCAAGATCGAGGGTGTCTAGGGTGTGGTGCGCATCAGCGCCGCGGTCAGTCACATACCCGGCGTCGGCATTGGTTCCAGCGTCTGTGCGCTGCACGAGATTAATGCGGTTACCTGCAGCCCACTCGCGCGTCAGGATCCCGCGGTCGATATATGGGGTGGCTACCCAGGCTTTAGTGAACTGTAAAAGCAACGCCAGCTCATGGCGTTTATCCATGCTGAACACTTCTTTAATCGCTTTCGTGTAGCGCCACAGGTCCTTGGTATCAAAAGCCTTAACTTCTGCGAAATTCTCTGCGGCCAGAAGCAGGTTCTGGACATACCCGTTATCCGTGTCCATTTCCATTAAGTGAAGCTCCGCGTGTTCTTTGCGGCTGATATGATGGCGCAGTTCGTCAGCTGTCAACTGAGCCAGGAGCTGTTTGCGGAATGGCATTTTACAAACGGGATAATGAGCGCCCCCGTCATCATGTTTACTGATCCTCAGGCCATGCTCAAACAAGTTCTCAGGTTCTTCTTGGACTGGAGCGGTATCAATGGTGGTTACCGCCGCGGCAGGCTGATTCGCATCACTCATGGTGCTATTCGGGGTGATGGCGGTTACGCTCTGAGATGCGGTGCCGGGGATCACGTTCCAGGTGCGCTGGTCGTCGGCCAGCTGGTAACGCTCGCACCAGGTAAAATCGACGCTGCTTTCTTTCGGCAGATCATTGAAGACCGGGAAATCAGTGCGGACCGGCTTCAGGTAATCTTTGCCGCGGCCGGTTTCGATGCCTGCATCTTCCAGCTCGACATCCAGTTGCAGCGCTGCGCGCGATTCGGTTTTGGCTGTAAACCACAGAACGCCGTCAGGTTTTCCAGATTTCTGGGTTGCCTTAATATGATAAAAAAATTCCATCTTGGAGCCTCATTTGGGTGTAAGATACCCAACAGCTGATGATTGCCGCCTTGGGTAGTGGTCATTGGTCAAAACTCGATTCCGGAAAGCTTTGGTCGGCTGACCGGGTACTTAACCCGCCTTGCGCGGGTTTTGTGCTTATTGGACGCTGGTTTTTTTCGCCAGCTGGGAGACAAACACGCCATCAAGCGCATCCAGCACCGGGTCGAACGTGGTGTTCGACGGGATCTTGCTTACTGCGCGGATTACTGCTGAAACTGAGATATCTCCTTCACGCAGGCTGTAACCACCGCCGGGACCTCTGTGCGAGGTCACCAGGTTGCCGCTGCGCAACCGCTTGAAAATT